CATCGGCCGCCCCGGTCACGTCCGGACTGTCGGTACCATCGGCAAGCTCCGCGATGATCTTGTTCCCTGCGCCCCGCACGATCGAGAAGCCGGCCGCGGTCCCGGCGGCGGCCTTCTTGGAGATAATCTCCTGGGCCGCACCATCAGCTCCGACGACGCGCACCCAGACTTCGATGAAGAAATCATCATCGGCATCGAAATTGCAGATGTCCCCGAAACCCGCGGTGTCATCCGTCCCGTCAAAGCGGAGGATATTCGCCTGCCCCCAGATCGCGGCCACGTCATCTGCCGGCTGAATCGTTCCATGCCGGTGAAATCCCGATACGTCCAGGATCATCACCGTGCCCGTGTTGAGGTCGATCCGCGGCTCGATCCAGAGCTGCAGGTCGGCCACGCGAATCTCCGCATCCGCGTGCACGCGGTAGTACGGCGGCACGACATAGGACGGCGTCTTGTCGACGAGCGCCTTGAACATCAGGGGGAGCGGCCGCTTCCCGGGCGCATAGTTCAGCGGGATCGAGGGGTTGATGCTCGCGTAGTCGAAGGCGTGGTAAATCCATGCGCCGGGTCCCACGAGGCCCGAATGCCGGAGCGCATAGATTTTCCCGTTTGCCCCAGAGACGAGGTCCAGTTCATCTTTCCCGGTCTGCATGAGCTGGCTCACGCCTGAGACAGTCCGGATCCTCTCCAGGACGTTAATCAGCTCTCCGGTTTCGTCGTGGAAGTCCTCCTGGGTGTACTCATCGTTGATCGCGGTGGACTCAATATGCCCGACGCACTCAAATGCGGTGCCTGCGGTGGGTTCCACCTGGCGCACCTCGAAGAGCCCCGGGCCTTTGACGAAGATCCGGGTGCGATTCTTGCCGAGAGCCATAGTGAGCCTCCTTACACTGCAGCCGTGTACACGGTGCCGTTCGCCGTTGTGACCTGCCCGAGCGCCGTTGTGGCGGTCTCCGCCATGACAAAGAGCGTGCCGGCGGCCACGTCAAACCCGTTCGGCGTCACATCGACCGCGCCCTTGGGCATGAGGACCGCAATGTTAAGCGTGACGAGGCGCTTCTCGCCTGCGCGGAAGGGCAGGTCGTAGCCCGGCTTGATCTTCACGAGCGGAAAATACCACTCCTGGTAGGTCACCGTCGGGTTGTCGAGCTGGACCTGCAGATAGGCGTGGTAGAACTTGTCCGCGGCTAGCGCGGGCAGATCAAGCTCGTCCTTACCCGATTGCAGGAGCGCCACTTCCAGCCGGCATGTCCTTTTGCCCACCAGCTCGTTGATAAAATCGCCGGCGGCGTCCGTGATCTCGACCATCTCATGCTCGTCACCGATGCGGACCGATTCTACGTAGCCCGCATCGCTCATGGTCTGGGTGCTTCCGCCGGAGACAAGCTCTTCGATCTTGAAGAGGATTGCCTTCGCTTTGGCGTTGGTTTTGACGCGGGATTTTCCGAGTGCCATTTTCCCATTCTCCTATTCTTCGCCCAGGAGGGCAGTATGATACACCACATCGAAGCGCATCACCGCGCCGACAATCCGTCGCTCTTCCTGCTCCACGAGCATCTCATGGCCGGTGTATCTGATGTCGTACGTCGCGGTCATGTTGTCCCGGACCGCCTTTCGCACGTCCATCATGAAAGACCGGATCGCGGTGGCCGTCGAGTTCATGGCCAGCGTGATCTCAAAGTGCGCCGTATGCTCCTCGGAGGCGGCATCCGATCCACCCTGGTCCGACCCAAGGCTTTCTTGCTCCGCATCCCCCGTTACGTCCCGGATGTCAATCGCAGGGAGTAGCGTCGCATCCGAAGGCCGCGGCTCCCACGTGGTCACCATCTTGACCGTCGTGTGGTAGCCATCTGCCACCTTGATCTTGGCCATATTCGTGGCCCAGGAGGCCACAAGTGTTTCCAGGGCGATCGCCATCTCAGTTATCCAGGCTCAGATGTAGCAGGGTCTCTTCGTTGTTCAGCGGTTCGGCGCGCATCACGTAGTAGGTCGTGCCGGATATTACCAGGGTGTCACCGCGGGTTGCCGAGGAGACGTCCGACGTTTTGCAACGGGCCGTGGGCGTGGCCGTCTGCACTTCCATCCCACCCACCGACACGATAGCCCCGGCCCGGTCAAAAATCACGGTGATCGTGGCCGGGGTGCCGCCGTGGGTGTACGTGGCCGACACCCCGAACTCGTCTCCGTAGAACGTCGCTATTTCGGCGTCAAGAGCCACCTACTTCTTTGCGGCCGCTTGCGTCGCAGGCGCGCACTTCCCGCTTGCGATGAGGTAGTTCGCGTCCGACTTCGGCGCTGTGATTTTCTCGCCGATGTTGTATACCTTCCCGTCAAACACCACCCCCGCCGCCTTGCCGTTTTTGCCGCGCTTCACGACGACGACGTCCACTTTCGGTTCCATCTGTGCCATCTTGGTATTCCTTCGCTGTGTTGATGAATTGACTGTGAGGAGGCAGAGGGGGCCACTGCTGACCCCCTCTCCAAAGCACCTGCCTGTTACGACAGGTCAGAGCAGTACGTGAAGGCTGCCGGCTGTTTGATGACCACGTCCATCAGGTGGAACACGTTGAACCTGACCAGGCCGTTTGCCGCCTGCGTGACCACGTCGGGGATGATCTCGATTGCACCCCAGGTCAGGAGCAGCGCCTTCGAGAAATCTCCGAAGAACACGTAGCTGTCGGCGATCAGGTTTGTCTCAGCGACGCCATACCCCTTGATCTTCCCTTCGTCGCTCATGATGTAGATCGGGTATCCGGCCTCTTTCGGCCGAACCGAGAACACGCTTGAGCTGGCGGAGTTCATGACAAACCAGAGGGTTCCGGCCGCGGCATTCGCCGTCTTGATGTCGGTCGGGAACTCGACGGCTGCCGCCCAGTTGAGACCGGCGCCGGTCACCGTACCAACACCTGTCGTATTGATGATGCCTGTCGGGTAGTTCGTCCCCGCTCCGGCAAACAGCTGCGACTCTTCCGAGAGCATGATGGTCTGGATCAGATCCTCACGGATAACCATTTCTACGGACGGTGTGCTCTGCACGAGCAGGCGCCGGGAGATATCGGTGAACGTGCCGACCTCGTTCGGTATGCCAGTTGCCAGGCCGAACGTCTGATTGGATTCCGTGAAGGCTTCGGCTTCACCCGGCCAGTATGCCGTGGCCGCGCCCGTCTGGCGGGGGAACGTCACATTTCCGCCTGTCACCGTCATCCTGCGGACGCCGATCTTCCCGGCCACGCTTTGGTTGCGGAGCATGCCTTCCCACTCGCTCGCCAGCAGGTTCGTTCCGACCAGGTTTGCACCTGCGGTAGCGCCGCCGGCATAGGAAAGGTCGCGCCGGTTCAGCGTGTCCGCGATGTCGAACGGAAGGAGGACGCTGCCCGGCTTGTTGCGGGAGCCCAGGCGCTTCTCGACTTCGCGCGAGCACTCAAGCTCGAATCCGGCTTCAACCTTTTCTCCAGCCGCGTGCGCGAGCAGTCGCCCGAGACTGAACCGCTTCTTGTCGCTCTCGCTGAAGCCCAGATGGCCGAGCGGCGCTTCGAGCTGCTCGCCAGACGGCAGCGCGTCAAACAGCCGGCCCTTGAATGTCGCGCCGTCGATGCCTTCCTTGATTGCCGCATCGCGCATCTCGTCCACCTTCGGGACGCGGCCCATGTAGCGCGACGCGAGAGCCTCGATCTCAGCCTTCCGGGCCGCCTTCTCACGCTCATCGGCTGCTGTCAGGCGAGCGTTGAGCTCCGCTTCCTTTTTCGCCAGTTCTTCCGGCGAAGGGGCTGTGTTGTTATCCATCTTCGCACCTCTTTGCTGTATGTGGTTGATGTCCTCCCCCTTCGCTGGGGTAGGCGTTGCTACTTCCTTGGACCGTCCGACGCCGACTGATACATCCGCCGGCACGGAGACAATGCTGATCTCGTACGGCTCCCACTGGCAACGATAGGCCTTGAGCCCCTCCCCTGCACAGAGGTTCTTTAGGGCCTCGTCCATTTCTTCGGGCTTGATCTCCGTCATGCTGTGTACCATGTAGCCGACGGAAGTCTTTTTACGGATCCCGTCCTGGACGTCCCGGAATATCTCTTCTCCCAGCTTCTCCTTGGAGAATCGTACCGCCGCCCGGCCGACCTTATCCGGATCGATCCTGCACCGTTCGACCACGCCGATCTGGTCGCGCATACTGTGATTCAGGAGCAGGGCGGCGCCGTCTGAGAGCCGGTCGAGCTTCACGTCGCCCGGCTCATGGGAGAGTATTTCTACTCCCCACCAGCGCACGTACGGCTTGTCGGATGAGAAGGCGACATCGACCGTGCGCGCCTCGACATTCACCGCGGAGCGGTCAAATGCCACATCGCGGTACTGCACCTCACCGAGGACTTTCTGCCGGGTAGTGGTGTCCATGATCTGAGGCCTTCGTTAAATGCGGTAGTAGAATCGTGCCCGGAACGTGGCTGTCGTAACGCCGCACCCGGTCGCCTGACCCGTGATGATCACCCGGAGCGGGTAGTAGATGCCGTCCAGCAGGTCCGAGTCCGCATCGGTGATCGAATATTCCTGCGTCGCCCCTGTCGCTGTGGTCGTGACCAGCGAATCCGTAAGTACCGCCGTCCATGTGCCATTTGTCTGGTACTGGACGACGACATCCAGTTCCGCTGAATCGGCCGTTGTCACGACAAGGCTCAGCCGATTCGCCCCTGCGACGTAGTACGCTCCGGAGGTGTCAGCAACGCCAGCCGCATACGATTCAGCGTTGAATACTGTCGTGTAGTTCAGATTGATCTGCGCGGCTGCGGCGGTGGCCACAAGGGCAAGCGCGACCATGAGAAAAGTGAATCGTTTCATCGTACCACCTCCATCAGTGAGTGTGTCCGTTGTTGTTTGCCAGTAGTTGCTTTGCCGCAGCAACAAGATCTTCCTCGGTGCTCGCGGGTGCGCTTTTCTGTGGGCCCGGCTTCCCGAAGTCGAGCACTACGCCGTACTTCGCGGCCAGATCCTTCACCCATTTGATTTCGCTGAATGTCTCCTCCACATCCTCGCCTCTCGCGCCGAGCTCACGGGCGAGGGAAGTGTAGCCAAGCTGCAGCATGAGCTGGATCGCCTGCATATCCTTGAGCGGGTCAACCCAATCCCAACGGCGCCCAATCCACACCGGCTTGTTGAACTTCTCGAACTTCTCCACCGGAAGAGCTGAGCCGCTCGTATAGGCGATCTTGGAGAGAAGCAGCGCGTTTTCCAGCCACCAGGAGAACACCGGGCGCAGGAACTGTTCGGCAAACCAGTTCTGGATGAGCATCCAGGTCTCGCGCTCATCGAGCGCGCCGGCGCGGAGTGAGGTGTAGTTCACACCTTCAAGGTCATTGCCGAGCAGGTTGTAGTTCACACCCAGGCCGGAAGAAACCGAGCGGAGGATTGATTTCACAAATCCCGCATGCTCTCCGTTTGGGTAGGCGGGGTCATAGGCCTTTATATCCCACCCGGGATCGGTCACCACGTTTTCACCTGGAGCAGACTCGATTACCTTATTGCCGGAATCGCTCTCTCCCGTATATGGCACGTTCCCCTGGGCATCAATGGACCGCGTGTAAACGGCGTGCTTGTTCGCCCCGGCCCGGGCATTCACCACGGCCGCAATTTCGTACCCGTGAAGCATCCGGAGCCGCACCATTGACTGGGCCATCCACGGGATGCCTCGCGTCTGGGATTCGTACTTCTGGTCAAAGACGTGGATGATCTCGCTCGCAGGAACCGGCTGTCGGTCACTCGCATAGGTCTGGATGCCATAGAGCACCGATTCCTGCGTCTCCTTGCGGAAGTGATACCTCACGGGGCGCTTTGTCTTGTCAATCTCCACGCCCATGATCACCACGTTCCCGTTGGGAAGCCGTTCGGTGTATGTTTCATCGAGGGCCACAGGATCAATCACCTGGAGCCGAGAGCCGTACGGAGCTGTCTTGTCGCGTATGATCCGGATAAACGCCTCACCGTCCCGAGCCACATGCTCCATGATCTGTATGCACATCCCGCGGAATGTGTGACGTCCACTCACGGAGCACTCGCGCGATGCAGCCCAATCCCCCCATGCGGTTTCAATGAGCGTATTGGCGAGATTGTCCTGCTCCCAGATATACTCGCCCTTGTCTCCCCGGACGAGCTCCTTGACATCCATCTGCAGCTTGAATCCGTTCGGCCCGACGACGTTTGTCCGCACAAGTCCGAGGAACCTCACCACATGATCGTTGTTCTTTGCCAGGTCACGCGCCCGAGAGCGAATCTGGGTGAGGTTCCCGCGGAGATCGGAGTTGATTGAATCTTCAATGCTGTTCCAGTCGGCCAGGAGCTCCGAAGGCGTTGCAGCGTCAAAGCCGCGCGATCCGCCCTTAATCGAACGCGCGATCGCGCGAATGTCCTTGGGAAACTTGAGGATGTCGCTGAAGAAACTCATACGATCCCCCCGAACCTGGTGCGGACCGGCTTGTTCGGCTCCAGACCCTGCGCAATCAGGAATGCATCATCTTCGGCTTTGACTTCCATCGCCAGACGGTTGCGGACGCGCAGCATCTCTTCCCAGGACCGGTAGCCGATCGCGCGCGCAGCTATCTGCATCGTCTCGTGGCCCTTCCCGAGATTCGCCAGGATCGTCGTCTCTACAGCATCGAGCATCTTCCGGGCAGTCGAACGAGCGTCTGTGGCCGTCGATCCGGTCGTGACATCCTTCGTCACATTGACCGTGCCGGCATAGATCGTGTGGCGCTGGAGCGTGGCGCCACTTCCCTTCTCAACCGATTCGTGATAGAGGTACAGTCCGCCGGTTGTGAGGCCATCCGTATCGGCAGATGCCAGAGCCACGTCGTAGGATTCGCCATCAGCGTTCGTTGTCGCAGATACCTGGAGACGCACCGTAGGGTTGTTGATCGTCACCTTGAGCGTCCAGCCGGCCGATGCCGGGTAATCGGCATTGCTGACGGTATACGTATAGGTATCGCCAGCAAGTATGTTGGTCGGACGCGACATCAGAACTTCTTCCCAATGCCATAGCGAACGGTTGGACTCGTCACACCGTTGAGAGAATCCTCGTAGGTCACAAAGATCAGAGTGGTGTCGGTGTAGGGATTGAGAGTGATTGGGGCCTGGAAGAGCGCGCCGGCGTCGACCGTATCCGATGAAGCACCCAGGAGTGTGTCACCTTCCAGATCGGCCAGTAGTGAGCCGTTGAACTGCCTCCGCAGGATGACGTTCACGATATTGACCGAATCCCTTGACTGGAGCCAGAACGTCGCGCCGCTTTCGTGCCCCGCCCGGATCCAGGTCAGCGTGTCGACCTGGGAGTCCGCATACGTTCCTTGTGTCCAGCTGGTCTTGAGCGAGGTCCCGTAGAAGGTGAGCTCGGCGCCGATGGAGAGAACAGCGACGGCTATGACGGCAAGCAAGGTGATCTTCTTCATGTCGCGTCTCCGAAAATAAAAATGGCGGTCCCGCGTGCGCACGGAACCGCCAAAATGAAAATGCCCACCGAACGCCAGGCGCACGGTGGGCATTCTACCGGGGAGCTACCCCAGTGTTTGTGCAAATATACAGCGATGAGCTGCTGCTGTCAAGGACCTCTTTAGGTCCTAATCTCTAGAACTTGACAACCCAGTTCTTACGATACCGGACGAACCGCGGTTTCACGTTCTCCAGCGGTGGTTGCGGGTTGAGTGTGATCGTTCCGGATTCTGTGAGATTGACCTCTGCGACCGAAACGGCAAGCCAGTTGATATAGGCGGCAACGGACATACCGAGTTGTCCAGCAGCTTTCTCGCTGGCCTTTGTAGCGTCATCGTCGAGTTCGACTTTCATCCGGCCTCAGAATCTATCAGCCCAGCATTGTTTGCGTCGGCGGAACAAGCGTAATATGTGGAAAACTTGTCGGCCACTTTATTGGCTCGTCAGGCATCAATACCCCGAGCGGAACGTCGACCACAAAATAGTATTCATTACGGCATGCGGCTATGGCATCACGTCGGTCCAAAAATACCCCCTGAAGATCCCAAACAACATCTGGCCACTCGCCGGACCGGTATTGGCCAACAACATAGCACATTGTATCCATTTGGTTCTCCTCAAAAGTTGCTGACCCAGTTTTTCCGCCGCCTCGCGGCCATAGGCTTCGCTTGACTTGCGGGGGCCTCCTGCACCTCAACGACCGATGGAGGATTGATTTTCAGACTTTCAAGCGCATCGTCACGCCGCTTCTTGAGCGCTGCCCAGTTTGGATTCAGAAGCGCTGCAGCTGCATAGGCGTACACCTCGCAGTCAAGGGGCTCGTTGCGGATCCCCTGTGCCTTAGGCTGCCAGACCTTCCGGGGGAATCCGTCTCTGCGGACGATGACCTGCTTCTCAGATACCAGGCCGTGAAAATAACTCTCTTCGGCCCACAAGGGGAACTGCATATACCCGGGCGGGAACGATCCATCCTCCTGCTTAGCCAGCCGGAGCCGACGGTAGATCTCAGTCTTTGCCCCATCCACACCGACGGGGAACATCCGCGCCCGGTGGATATTCCCCCGTGTCATCTTCCCGACAAGCGGCCGGGCACCGTCGCGCCCGAAGATTGCGAATACCCTCCTGCCTCCGCAGCTCCGTACGTACTTGTATACCTCCTGTGTGTAGTGACCTGATGAGTCTATACAGGCGCAATCAACACGCAGTCTC